GCTTGGGTGAGGTGGCATGTGCTAGGTTCCTTGGGCTACCGACGGATAACACGATTACGCCTGGCGGTGATAACGGAAACGACCTCCAAACGATATTGGGAAGATCTATACAGGTTAAGACGTCGACACTACCGCAATTAATATTTAATGCACCAGAGTTATTTGTTTCAGATCTGGCTGTACTTGTAAAGTTTTCTGGGGATAAACAACTTCCACATGTGGATAGTTTGTTTGATGTTATTGGTTGGACAACACGAGAAAATTTTCTTGCTAATCATTACTTACATGACTATGGTTACGGAACTCGATTAGTTATGGACGCTAATCAATTACAACCGATTGAGGTACTAGTCAATGAAATATCCAGACTTCACTAATGCAACTTGTAAAGAAATTGGTTTAGAGTTTTTCTTTCAAGAGCATAACAACGCTACTAGTAGTGAAGAACGGAAAGCTAAATCAATATGTAAGGAGTGTCCAGTAATGAAAGAATGTTTAGAGTGGGGTCTTGCCCATGAGTCATATGGTATATGGGGTGGCACTTCTCCGAGAGAGAGAATGCGAATTAGAAAAAGACTTGGTATGGAAGTTAAACAAATATTAGTAAGTCATTATGTCAACACCAAGTAAACGCAAAGGCTCACAGTATGAGCGTGATGTAGCCAAGTGGTTAGTTGCCAATGGTTTCTCCTGTGCTGAACGAGCTTATGGTGCTGGTCGTCATGACGACGTTGGTGATATTGATGGGATAGATGGTGTTGTAGTAGAATGTAAGAATGAAAAGAAGATAGATTTGTCTGGGTATCTAAAAGAGTTAGACAATGAAATGACTCATGCAGATGCCGAGACTGGAGTGGTGCTAGTAAAAAAGCGTGGCACTACAAATGTCTCAGAGTCGTATGCAGTAATGCCAGCGCAACTCTGGGTCGATCTGCTAAAACAGGCAGGTTACAATGGACATAGATAACAAGGTGACAGTTAGTTATCAACTGAAAAGAGGTAACTATGCGGTTGAAGATAATGACCGTATTAACTATGTTGATAGTGATATCAACACCAGCGTTAGCCACATCCCCAGTTCTAACAGTGGAGAAAGTTCTCCCTACATTGAACAAGGAAGAAGCTTTAATGTTGGCAATAAGCACGGTAACAACAGACAGACGAGAGGCTGCTTGTGCGAAGAAGATTGCGTACAAAGAGAGCCGTTACAACATCGACTCGTACAACAAATCGAGTGGTGCTCGTGGAGTATGGCAGTTACTCTGGGGAAAACCAGAGTGGTCAATACTAAAACAGACATCAGAAGCACACAAGTATGTGCTTCATCGATACGGAACTTGGTGCAAGGCGTACGAGTTCCATCAAGAAAGGAATTGGTATTAAATGAATCAACCTGAATTTCTTGAAGCAGTCTTTAATCATTATGGATTAACCTTGCCACAAGGTGAGAAGTCTATTCTCTGCCCTGTGCATGATGATTCACGTAAGTCTGCTTCAGTTAATTCAGAGAAGGGCGTCTGGGTATGTTACGCATGTAGCAGTAGTGGTTCTGGTATTCACATAATCATGGCTCGTGAGAAGCTAACATACTCAGAGGCTCGTAAGTGGGCAGAGAAAAACATAGGATCAGAAAAGAGTAAAGAGTTTGCCACGCCTATGCGTGGCAGAAGACGAACCAATGGTCGGTGGACACCGCCAAGATTGCGGAAGTAATGACAACCATTATTGGTATACAAAAGAATGATCACTGCGTTATCGCAGCCGACTCTCGTACAACTACAGAGAAGGGCAGACCATACTCTCATCCTATTATTACAAAGATTACCAAGCGTGGTAAGTATTTAATTGCAGGAGCTGGCACGACTATGCCATGCGATACGATCCAACACATCTGGAAACCACCAGCACTACCACCTTCAATCAAAGATCAATATCATTTTATGATTACAGATATAGTTCCAAGTATGCGTGAAGCTTTAAAGGAGAATGGCTGGGTAGCAGATGATAAGTCAGATGACTATGAGTTTTTATTTTTAATTGCAGTTAATGGAATCATCTATGAAGTAGATGATACCTTCTCGGTATTCTTACGTGATGATGGTATATATGGAATAGGATCAGGATCTTCTTACGCAGTTGGTGCGGTACAACAAGGCGCAACTTGGCGTAAGGCGTTGCAGATAGCAGCGAAGAATGATGTGTATACTGCACCTCCATTCATAATGCACAGGCAGGAGAAGAGATAGTGGGAAGACTTAGTTTGTATGCAGGGTTCAACCGTCTTTATTGTTGGGGTCTTGGTATCAATTACCATACTATGACTTCAGTATATGAAGATCTAGATTCTCTTAACTTGATTGAGTATGTAGATGCCAGAGTAATACGTTTTGATTTCCTAATATTTTATATTAACATCACCCAATGGGCGAAGCAGGAGTGGGATGAGAACTAATCCAAAGCTAGTTGAACTCTGGACTAGGGCAGCCAAGCAATACCACGATGCTCTTGCTGGTTCACCAGCAGAGGCTTACTTAAAAGAGCGTGGGATTCTTGATGGTGCTAGTCGGTTCATGCTTGGGTATGTATCAGAGGTAGCACCTGGACATGAGGATAGAATCAAGAACCATTTATCTATTCCATATATAACTGAGGCTGGTGTGGTTGGGTTTAAGTTCCGTCGTATCGACGGCGGAGATCCTAAGTACATGATACCTACTGGTCAGAAGCACCACCTATATAATGTTGATGCAATACTCAACGCCATTAATAAAGTTCTAATAGTAGAAGGAGAAATAGATGCAATCAGTGCAACACTTATTGGTCATCCTGCTGTCGCTGTTGCAGGAGTTAACGCTTGGAAGCCTCACTTTGCTCGTTGCTTTGATGGGATAGGTACGGTAATAATCTGTACTGACAACGATGCTAAAGAGGATGGATCAAATCCTGGGCAGGAATTAGCTAGAAGATTACAAGATGCAATACCTCAAGCGGTGCGTGTGTCGCTACCACCTGACAGCGATGTTAATAGTATAATTTGTAACCAAGGAGCGCAAGCATTGACTGACTTAGTCAATGCAATTAACTAGAAAGGTGCTCCGTTGGCGACTGAAAAATCAGACCAGCTAATCCTCGAGTTCGAAGAGGATGCTCAGAAAATATATGATGAGTTGCTGGCAGTTCTTGTAAAGAAACAAATAGATTATGGTCCATTCAATATCTGGAATGCACCTGGTGGTGCAACCAATGGGTTAATGGTTCGTATGTCAGACAAGTTGGAGCGATTAAAGAATCTGATATATAAGAATGTTAAACCTAATAACGAATCATTAGAAGATTCGTTTGTTGATATTGCAAACTACGCAATCATTGCATTAATGGTGCAGCGTGGGGTATGGGCTAAGCATGCCAAGAAATCGGAATAAGACTTACGAAGAGCAACGGATCTCAAGGATCCGTTCTTATGGAATAAGTGTTGATGATTATAATCGTATGCTTGAAGAACAAAACGGCGGATGTTACATCTGTGGTAAATCATATACACATCGTGCTCTTGATATTGATCATGATCATGAGACTGGCAAGGTGCGGGGTCTCTTGTGTTCGCCTCACAATAGAGTACTAGGTTTACTTAACGATGATCCAGAGATGTTAATGGCAGCGCATGCATATTTAATTAAAGAACATGACTGAGTTAAACCGTGATCATCCAATATGGGATGAAGTTAATGAGATTAATATATCTTTGGCTTGGGGTTTGTCCAAGCGTTACCATAGATTCGTAGAGCTTGAAGATATTAGGCAGGCAATGAATGAGTATGCTTGGAAACGCAGAGATAAAGTTGCCGAGTATTTAATTCGTGAAGATCCTATTGAAATTAAGCAGGGATATAAAGCATTCACTACGTTCATGCGTAGGGCTGGCGAGCGATACGCTCGCAAAGAGAAGGCTCGTACACTTGGTTATGAACTAGGTGATGAGTACTTCTATCGCTTAGATTTAATTGAGAACTTAATTAAAGTTGCTGGTACTAATGAATCATACTTGGCTAACCAAGTCTTTGATCCAGATATACATGGAGTCAAGGCTAAGAAGCCAGCTAATGAGGGCAACAATCTGGCAGCGATGATCGCTGATGTATCCAGAGCAATGAAGAAACTAGATCCCAGAATGCAAGGCATCCTGACATCTAGGTTTGTTAACGACATGCCACTTGCAGACATAGCCGAGGCTTGGGATATCTCACCTCAACGTGTGGAACAATTGGTTGCCAAAGGAATAAAAGATATAGCAGACAAACTCGGAGGGATGACACCGTACTAATGAAGAAGAAACCATTTTGGAAAACAACTAATCCAAAGAAGACATCAACACCACTAACACCTGAACAGAAAGCTGAGGCACGTGCTCGTGCTAAGGCAGCAGGTAGACCATACCCAAACTTAATTGACAACGCAGCAGTAGCAAGAAAGAAAAAGAAATAGTGCCAACCTTTGACTTCAGATGTATGAACTGTGAATCAGTCGTTGAACTAATCATTACCGATGATCCGTTCCCTAAGTGTGAGAGATGTGATGTCACACTGACTAAAGTATTTACACCACCAGCCATTCACTTTAAAGGTGGAGGATGGGGTGGTGACCATGTCAAAAGCTAAAGATAGAATCTTAATTACTTGGTGTGACAATGGAACTACTGATGGAAAGTTTACTCAAGGAATTGTATATACAATTCTTACCAGTGGTTTGCCCATTGCCTCAGCTCAACGTGTGCAAGGTAATCAGATAGGCAGACAAAGACAAACCGCATTTGATACATGGCATTTAAAGACAGACATCGAGTGGATCTTATGGATAGATTCAGACATCGTTCTTACGAACGATGCTGCTCATAAACTCTGGGCTATGGCTGATGCTAAAGAAAGACCAGCAGTTACTGGCACATACTTCATATCTAAACAGAATGAGCAGGCACTTATGGAGCCATACCCTGCGCTGTTTATAGCCCATCCCACAGATAAATATGTAATGTCATACGCTCATCCACTTGAACCAAACGCTATGGTCAAGGTTGATTACGCTGGCTATGGATTCTTTCTCATGCACAGATCAGTGGCTGACAAGATGCGTAAGTTTCATGGCAATAGACCATTGTTCATGGAGACTTCTAGTGGTGAAGACGATCAGTTTATATCGGAAGACATTCAGTTCTTCATGTTAATGAAGGAAGCTGGCATCCCACTCTATGCTCACACTGGAGCAACAGTTCAACACATGAAACGATTTGCATTTGATGAAGACTTCTATAAATTATATTGGGTAACTAACATGGCTGCACGAGGGAAAGAAAAAAAGGCGGAGGCATAACGCCCCCGCCTTTAGTTTATTTCTTGGATACAGTAGAGAAGAACTCTCTACTCTTTGCGTCTAGATTCTTTAAGGTCTGATACATCTCTGTCTTACCTCGTTGGTAACCATAATAGTTACCAATCCAGTATGCAGTTAGACCCGCAAAGATCTGCATCAGTAAAGTGAATCCGTTGTAGAACATTACTTGGTTACTCCTATTCTTTTGAGTAGGTCATCTGGATTTTCCAGACGAACGATTGATCCCTTACCACCTGTGTCTGGTGATGAAAGATTGGGGAAGAACTTCTCCGCTTGTAAGCGGGTACTGAACTCACCCCATGCTTGCACTGGAACCCAGTCTGCCAATTTTGCTACGACAATAAACGATTCTCTCTTGGTTCTAGATTTATCTAGAGCCTCGATGATTTCAACCGCTAGTTCCGCAGCATCTTCGGAGTTCTCGGCGTCAGGATCTAGTAGCTTTGCTACTAGTTTTATTTCTGTTGGACGTGGCTTGCCCATCACTCTCCTTCTCGACCTTATGTTCCCTTACATAGATGTCACAGTCATCAGTTACTTCTGAGAAGTAATCCATGTGAGCACCAGCCATCCACAATACTTCATGCCTAGTGTCACCACTTCCCATGGTGTCGTGATACCCACAGTACCACGACCACCCAGCGAGTTGTTTAACCTGCAGACTAGGTGGTCTAGCCTGCAGGATTTCTTTATTGATTAACTTACCCATTCGGTATCTCCTCTGGAGACATAACCACAATGTCAACCATTGCTTCCTCTGTCTCCTTGTGTATGTCTGACTCTATAAGTTCAGGCTCATCTTTTTCTCCTGCATAAATATGCAGGTAATCAAGAGCCTTGATTATGTAGTTAGCCATACGAATAGATATCTTTGGTGGTACGAAGGGAGTTGGATTATCCAACTCATCAACGTACTTCTGTAATGGATTCTCCATTAGATTCCTTTCGTTAGTAGTTCAAGAGCTTTGCTCTTGATGCGATCAGCAGAACCAGTAACGATACGCTCTGCTCGCACTGCCTCAGCCTTGTGACTGTAGTGATCTGCATACTCCACGATAGATTGGAACACACCGAACCTAGTTCCGTATAGTTCCTCTTGTGTACCAGTATCACCACGATAGATTGCTTTAGCAGTCTGACGTGCCACTGTTGCTGAGTTGAACTGACGCTTCTGCCCTGCACTTAACAGTGCATAAGGTGAGTTCTCAATGATGCTTGGTATAGACCACATCTTCTCGAAGATGTTATCCACTTCTGCATCTGTTAACTTCTCGTTGATAAGTTTGTTACCGATAAGTTCGTAGAACTTGATGCCCTCATAGGTAACAGGGATGATGCGCTTGATATCCTCAATGCGGAACTTAGCATTGGTTGTGTGCTTGAGTGTATAAGTACCAGCCTTAGCAAAGATACCTGCTATCTGATTGGTACAACGCAAGCGTTGGATTGATGGTGAGATTTGTAGTGCAGTTGAACCATCGTGTGATGTCCTTGCTACAAGGTAACAAGCATGAGGATCGTTGGCTATCTTAACTTCGTTAGGTAGCTCGAGCACCATGTATACCTGCGCTCCACCTCTTACCTCACCAGCGAATGCATATCTTGCATCGCCTGAATCAACCAGTGCATCTAGACCTGAGAACATTTCCTCATTCTGAAACACCTTGTATCTACCACCGACAGTGCCAAGCACTGACTGTGTTGCATCCTTATTGGTACGAACTGTTGCGAATGTTGATGGCACTTCGAGGGTGTTGACACCATCATTCGATACGGCTAACGCTTGTACGTCAGCCAGTTGTACATGCCAGTCGAGACCAGCCTGTTGTGCTGCATCCTTTGCGGATGTAGCGGTTACTGCCTCACCGATAATGCGGTATGCACTACGGCGTCGAGGGTTGGATATTACTGTACTCATTTGTTTCTCCTGTTCGTTTG